GGTATAGACAACGGTTAATGTTTCACGTGAAACATTATCCATTTAATGCTTTTTCTAATTGTTTTATTAATTTATTTTTTTTTAATCGTCTATCAAGCTCAATGCCAATTTCTCGACCTTTAGCTTCTAATTGTACTTTAGTTAATTTATTTAAATCTACTTGATTAGATTTAGGTGTAAACCAACCGTTTAACCATTCAAACATAATTCCTCCTTATACCCATGGTTCTTTAGGCCCATAACCAAAATAACTTCTAGCATGACCTTCTTCTATTAATTTGTCACAAATATTTACATTATCAACTAATGGTATACCAAGTATTCTGCCAAACTTACCTTTACCATCTTTTTCTGTTCTTACAATAAAGGTTTTTGGCAAGAGTTCTTTAAGCCTAGCCTTCGAAGCCAAACCCAACTTTTTTTCAGCCAAGTTTCTTGTGCGGCTTTCAGGCGTGTTAATTCCATATAATCGCACTCGTTCTTTCTGCAACCACACTTTAAATCCCAAATCGACATCAACAACGATTGTATCTCCATCTATAACCCTTCGTAATGTGCAACGATATTCGTACATTACTCACATAACCTTTCATAGATTTCATTATGTATTAATAAATCATCTACTAACTCATCAGATATAACATCTATATCTTCATCAGTAGGATTAATTGGGCCACTTATAATACAGTAACCTTTATTTCCGCTTCCTATACTTCCGCAACTTGCTACGCTTAGCACTAGAAGTAGTAGCATTAATTTTCTTTTTAACTTCATCAGCTACCCTTATATCGTCTAATTGCTCTTTCATAACATCGGCTTGTACCGCCTTACGCATAAGGACAAAGCCAAAAAGCTTAGACGCTAATTTGGCGATGCCACCTAATGCCGATAACCAACCCATTATGAATCTTTATTACGATTTTTGCCTATATTACCAGACACAACATTTAAAATAGTAAGAACAAAATTAATTATTTTATCATCACTTTTAGTTGGTGTCAGAGCAGTAATTGCAGTACACGCAGTAACTATACCAGTTATAGCGGCAATCCAAGCTGGGCCAGAGTTAAAAAAACCAACAATCATATCCATAGTTTTTCCCCTTATTTATTAATATTTTAAATTATAGACGTAAACACAAATCCTGCAAGAAATAAAATTAAACTACCATAAGAAGCAATAATAATTGTTTCTAATCTATCTATTTTTTTTAATATTTCATTACGATTTTGTTCACAATGATATTCATGTAAATTAAATTTAATGTTTAATGCATCTATTTCTGATAATACAGCAACATCATTTTTAGTAAGTGGTTTTTTTTGCATATTATTTTCCTGCTAATGGATTATTTAAAGCTTTAGTTAACATTTCTCTTAAACGATCTTCTAATTCTTTTAATTTAACATCAATAGCTTCATTACGTCTAGTAGCATCAGATTCTATAGCAGTACGTTTACCGTCAAATCTATCTTCAGCATGTTGTATTAATGTTCTTACATCATTCTCTGCTGTACGTTGACTGCCTCGTATTTCTTGTTCTGTTAACCTTGACCTTTTATCAACAGCACTTATATTATCCATAACTTCATTAATATCCTTACGAAGTTCATTTCGAATATCTCTAGCATCACCTTGTGCTGATTGCACAAGTTCTAATGCAGTAGATATTTCTGATTGTAATATTTGTTCCATATTAGCAATTTTAGTTTCTAATGTATTATCCATATTAGATATTTTATTATTTAATACTGTTTCTAAATTAGTTGTTTTTTCTTCAAATACATTTAAACGACTTTCAAACCCAGTTAAATCAGGTGGTTCATAAGATTTTATAACCTCTTTCATGTCCATATAATCTTTATACACTTCAAATGCACCATAAGCACCACCAACTAATGTTGACAATGCTATTAATATCCCTACTAATTTACCGCCTCTAAACTTAATTCCTGCAAATTCTAATTCATTATTCATACTGCATATCCACTAATTTATTAAAAGTTAAGCTATCACGCACACCAAAATAGTTACCTAATGGATCTTGTAACATAGAATTAGCGTATATATCTTTAGATTCATACCAGGTAGGTTGTACTTGTGTTGGGATTTGTTGATATGTTTTAATATCTGCACCTAAAGCATTAACCAATGCTAATGTAGTTAATTGAGCTACAGCATCATATTGACTGTCAAAACTTTGCATAATTTGTTTAGCTTTTTCTTGTTTAGCTTCTTGTTTTTTAGTTGGTTTATCTTCTACTTTAGCCTCTTTCACTTCTTCTTCTTGTTTAGGTTCTTCTTTTACTTTCTCTTTTACTTCTTCTGGTTCTTCTTTAGGCTCATTCTTAGCTACCTCTTTTTCTTGAGGCTCTGGCTCTGATTGTTCTTTTACTACTTCCTTTGGTTCTTCTTTAATTTCTTCTACAGGCTCATCATTAGACGCAGTTTCAGGGGTAGGCTTACTATCCTCAACCTCCTCTACTGGCTCTGTAGGAGCATTTATAGGCTGTTCTAAATCCTCATTTACTGGTTCTTTAGGCGTATTAACCGCTATTTCTGGTTCTGGCTGTGATTCTACCTTTATTGGCTCTGGTTCTGGTTGCGCTACTTCTACTGTCATAACTTCTTGTATTTCTTCTGTAATTGTTTCAACAGTAACTACAGGTTCACCAACATTTAATGTAGGTGTAAATCCGGCATCATCTATTGTTTGTATTTCAATAGGCATTGCAACATCATCTAATGATATAGTAGGTAAAGTTACAACAGGACCAAAATCATCTGTAGGAAATACAGGCATATCATCAACAGGATCACCAATAGGATCATCAACAGGATCAGGAGTAGTGTAAGATGTATCAGATATAACTGTGTTTATAGTTTCTATTATTTCATTTTGTATTAAATTATAAACTATTTCTTCAGATACAGTTGTTGTTATTTGATTGTAATAAACATCAAACCACACAGAATCAAACATATACTCACCATAACCACCTATATTTATATATAAAGAACTTAATCCGCCTGAATAATCTACATTGCTATTTATATGACCATAAGGTGCTAAATAATTACCATTAGCATTTAAAGTAAATGTTGATTTATCTACATTATATGTGTCTGTCCATTGTAAAGCTGTACCTTCATAACCTTTTAATTCTACAAAAGCTGTTTTACTTGCATCATTATACATGCCTGGTTCCATACCAAAACGCATTTCCCATCTAACTTGACCTCCATCATCAATAGAAAACTGATTTAAATCAACAGTTTGCCTCCAAGTTGTTAAAGAATCTAATCGTGCTGAAGCACAAGTATTACTGCCAGTATAAACACCTAACTTATTATTACATGAAGTATGCGAATTTATTGAACCCTGCCCACCCCAATCTTGATCCATATCCCCTTCGTATCTCTCAGCTACGATACCTGTTGATTCGCTACTTAATATAGCTCCTGTATTTTTATTTTCAATTACTGTAGTTGTTGTTGTAGTTGTAGTAACTTCTAAATCACCTTGCATTTCTACTTCAGAAGTAGATGTTGAAGTTGTACCTTCATCTTGCATTTGAGCATTAGAGGAAAAGCAAAAATAAAAGAACACTAAAAATACCCAAAGCACCTTCATCAGTTATTATCTCCTCATCTTTAACATTTTCTTTTACCCATTTATCATAATCAGGTCTTTTCTCAGGATTATTTGCCCAACCTTCTGCCGCTTCCAATCCAATTTTTCCATAAAACGGACAAGGTGTACCTGCCATTTCCATACTTGCAAACACTCTTTCATCCTGACATAACATTGCTACAGCACCAACTTTCATACCCATTGCAAATAATGCTCTTGATAATTTAAGTCTTTCGCAATTTAAATCTCTTAAAGCAGCACCACCAGCTAAACCTAATATAGAACTTTGTAATGCGGCACTTGCGGCGAAACTACAAACATCTTGATTGTTTATTACTACGCTTGGGGCAGAAGCAGTAGAAGGTGTTCGATCAACAGTTGTAGTTCCGCTCACAGTCGAGGATGTAGAGCTAACAGTATTAGTTTGTGCTAATGCTTGAAAAGAAAATAACAATATTATAAATATTAAAAACCATTTCATTTTAGTTCCTAGTAATTTAATGAAACACCATCTACTCTAGTTTCTTTATTTGCCGCTTGATTAGCAAATTCTATTTTGTATTTCATAGCAGTACCAGTATTAGATATAGTTACCTTGTCTGATACAGCAGTTTTTATTCCTGTAGAAAAAAGAGGCCCAGCAGTTAATGTTACTTGTGTCCAATTACTTCCGTTGTCAGCACTTACATATCCTTTAAGGTCTGTATTAAGCGTAGCTGTTCCTACATTATCCATATAAGTAACTACTAAACTAGCTGAAGATACTGTACTACTTGCTGTACTAGCTGTTGAAACAAAATTACCAGTTGCACTAGGAGTTGCCGCTTCGTAAAAAGCCCAAATTCTTATTGTCCATTGAGTTCCACTATCTATCCAACCCATCCCAGCATGAAATAATCCAGAAGAAGTTAATGTTGTAGAATCCCAAGACGCATTTTTACTTTGAGTAATATTTGTGTCAGACCAAGAATCACTATTGCTATCTCTTTTATATCCTAAAATAGTGTTTTCATCAGATGCAGGATCGTAAACAGTTTTAATTTGTTTACCTACTCCTTTAAAACCAGAGTTAAATGATGCTCCAGAACCAGACCATTTAGCGTTCATACTATAACCAGTATTATTATTATCATTTTTATTAAAACCATAATGAAAGTTTGGACCACCTCCTGCTGGAAATGCACGACATTCTTGTATAATTGTATGCCTACCACCATTTTGATATGTGCTATCAGCATCAAGTGTCCACCAACCAGAACCAGTAGCAGATGTTGTCCAATCAGCATAATCAAATGAACTACCTCCACTTTCCCACGCTCCAGAACTACTAGTATTAGCAAAACTTAAAGTTGAACCATTATCTTGACCAGCAGTATGTGGTCTATAGTAAACTGCTGAACCATAACTAGGAGTAGTTTTAATAAATTCACCAGTTTGTCTTGCAGTATTAGAAGTTGATCCTATACCAGATGAATCTTGGAATGTATCTATAAAACTATTATTAAGATTATAAGCATTTAAATTTTCAGTAACACTATCTCTTAATGCAAGAGAAGAAATAGCTTTTGTAATTGGATTTAAATCTACACTAGAAGCTGGATTAGACCATTCAGGAGCAGATGCTCCAGAATTCATAACTAACGATTGACCAGCAGAACCTTTTGCTAATTTAACTAATGTAGTAGAACCAGTAGCATATAAAAGGTCGCCAGCCGTAAAACTAGTTAAGCCAGTACCAGCATTAGCTACAGGTAATGCTCCAGTAACTTCTGCTGTTAAATCTACACCTGCATCTTTTATAGTTACAGCACCAGAACTTACATCAAAATTATCAGAACTAAAAGATCCAATACCTTTTGCACTTGTACTTGCATCTGATACCGCTACTGTGGCTGTTCCGCTCGAATATCCAACACTTACTGGAGATGTACCTGCTACTATTACAGCACCTTTAGTGCCTGAAGCACTATCGGCTATACTTATTGTAGCTGTTCCAGAACTATATCCAACACTAGCTGGTGCATTACCTGCTACAATAACTGCGCCTTTTGCACTTGCCGTTCCATCATCAGCATTAATAGTTACTTTGTCTGTTGCTCCTACAACTGTTGTTATAGAATTTCCGCCTTCAATATCAAGTGTGTTACCATTTCCTACAGTTTGATTAGTTCCGCTATCAGCAGTAAGTGTAAAATTAGACATAGAACCAGAACCGTCTGCGCCATCTGCTCCATCAGCTCCACTATAACTAAAGTTTACACCTATACCG